ATTTGGCTCTGAAACGTTTGGTTGCATTAAGATTTGATGGATTGCTTGAAAAAGGCAAACATGATGTAATGCACTTCTTAGGTACAAGCAAATTGGAATGGGCAGTGCTATTAACTGATGTACAGAGAGCAGTTAGAAAGTATCATAATGAAAACTTTATGATTACATTTGATTGTGCGAGTCCTTTCTTAGCAAGTGCAAATGGACAAGTTTACACAGATATTGAAATTAAAGACAAAAAGAAATGGGTTTACAGAATGTTGCCAAGTGCAGACGATAAAGCATTTGCAAAAGATACTAGATCATTTAGAGAGGCTGTGCTAGAAAAAGGAATATTTCCTGCATTTAGAGATAGTCCTGTGAGTGCAAGATGGATGTTAAAAGATATTACTTGTTACAATCCAGGTGATTTGAACAAAATGAAAAATGATCCAAAAACAAGTTGGGATAGTTTTAGTTATACACTACAAATGGCGCACAATGTTTGGACACATATCAAAGCAGTGCAAGAAGCCAATGAAGCATATGACAAAGGTATTAATCCTAAGATGTTGGTTGAAGAGAAGTTTGATAGAATTGCTTTCAGAGATATTGTAAATGCCGTATTTGCAACAAGCAGTAGAGATGAAGCAAACGCAGTAATAGAAGAGTTTAGTAGATTCTGGATGTCAATTATAGGAACAAGAGGAGCAACAGGTAAAAAAACTGTAAATGCTTCTACACAATTTGGAAACTTATTCACGGAGGTATAATATGGCAAAAATAAGAAGCAAGAAAATAATAGCAGTACAAAAGGAATACGACTGGTATAAAAAGAAAGTCGTAGAAATGGAAAAGGAACGAGGCTACGACAGAAGTTGGGACGGCAAACAAATACTCGTAAAGTTTAAAAAAATTAAATTATTTTTAAAAACACAATTAGATAATATGAAGAGATCAATAAGCAGATGAAAAGTTTAATAGTTGGTATGGGATTTGGTCAGTTGTACAAGGATGTACTTACAGAGATGGGACATCAAGTAATCACTGTGGATAGAGACCAATCTAAAAAAGCCGACTTTATTGAACTGACGACAGCACTTGCATCACACAGTCCATTTGATACTGCTCATATATGTGTGCCTAATCATTTGCATTTTAAAATTGCACAGAAGGTGGCACCACATACCAAATTAGTATTTGTAGAAAAGCCTGGAGTTGAATCTGCGGATCATTGGCGTATCTTAAACAATTTAAACCAACCCACAAGATTTGTAATGACTAAGAATAATATGTGGCGTGACAACATTGAAGAAATGAAAACAAAATTTGCTTCAAGCGATCTTGTACAAATAAATTGGATAAACGGAGATAGAATACCCAGCCCAGGCACTTGGTTTACTAATAGTAAATTTGCATTGGGTGGTGTAGAAAAAGATTTACTGCCACACTTGATGAGTTTATTTGTAGCAGTGGCAGGACCAGACTTTAAAGATTACAGTGTTAAAAAATTTACAACAGAACAAAAGTACACATTAGAAGATTGCACAGGCACTGATTATGGAGTAGTAGATAAAAATGGAGTTTATGATGTGCCCGACCATGCAGAACTAACACTGTCCAATGGTGATAAGACTTTTATATTGAATGCAAGTTGGAAAAGTCCATTTGGTGATGACATCGCTATGCATTTTTATAAAGGTGGAGAAAGCAACGGAGAGTCAATACAATTAGGATTATGTCCTGAAAGTGCGTACAGAAAAATGATAGAGGATACCCTTGTACATATGGAAGACGGATACTTTTGGAACAATCAATTAGATATAGATTTATGGATACAGGAGTTACTGAATGAAAACAGTGAAAATACTTTACACTGAAGGTAATGGATCTTTCGAAGAGAAGGACTTTGAACTTCCTGCTATAGGTCCTAATCAGATACGTGTACAAACTAAAATGACGGGTGTGTGCAGAAGTGATATAGATATGATGAATGGGAAATTTGGTCCTTTGCCTTTGGAAATGCAAGGACATGAAGGACTTGGCGAAGTATTGGAAATAGGTGAAGATATCAAAGACGTAGAAGAAGGTGATCTAGTTGCCACTAGAGGTGAACCTGCATACGCAGATGAATACAATGCAAACTTTGGAACTTATGTAAAAGTGCCTAGGCTCGACCCTAAATACATCATTGAACCAGTCGCTTGTGGTTTGAATGTTGTTATGCAAGATGAAAGTCAATTCGAGAAACGCAATACTAAAGGTGCAAAACTTTTAATTATTGGCAGTGGCTTTTTAGCATGGGTTGTATATCAATATCTCAATGCACATTATTTCTTTGATGTAGAGGTATTGGGCAGTAGCAACAAAGAACTTTGGGGAGACAAACTGAAAGATAAGGTAGATGGTGGTTATGATATTATTGTTGATCTAAACACAAGAGATGAAGTGTTTACACAAGATTTAATTAATGAACAGGGATTGATTGTGTTAGGTGCAGAAAAAACAAATGGCATCACTACAAATTTCAGCAAACTATTATGGAATGCGGCAACAGTAATATTTCCAAGTCCAAGACAAAAAGACTTTAAAAGATGTATGAGCATGGCAGTAAAAATGATTGAAACTGGTGCTTTAGACATAAGTGGGTTTTGGAGTCAAGGATATGACAGAGAAACAGAATGGCGAGATGCTTTTAAGGAAGGCGATCTCAGAAAGCCAGGCTATAACAGAGGATACATTGAATGGCATTAGACACGTCAAAAAGAAAACAGGTTGTATATTTCATAGGAGATGAAATAGAAAATACAATAGCAAAAGGATTCAGAACACTTTTTGTTGTTGGTACTAGAGATCCAAAAGAAATAATGGACTTGGCAGATCATCATAATTGCAAACATATCTACTTTGGTACAAGTCAAAGTTATGATGGCAATGAAAAGTTTACTACTGTGATGAAAGAATTATTAGAAAACAAATACTGGGTTACTTTAGACTTTGGTATAGAATTTATTGAAACGGTGACAAATACAGGACTTATGAAATTTGAAAGATTCATTCCAATGGTGAGTGCAAAGATACCAAACATTTACAAATTGAATAAAAATACGACACTTAAAATTGATGACGTGACGTGGGGACATTCAAACACAGGTGTTTGGAGTAAAAACTTGAAAGATATTACAGAACATATGCACTACACAGATTGGTCTGAATACGTCGGCGATACGGTAATTGACGTTGACAATGAAGAGTAAAAATGCTATACTTAAAATATGAATAAAAACATTAAAAAACTTATATGGGTAACTTTTAGAAAAGAAGGACTTCACAAATATCCTGCGGCTTTGGATGATCCAAAATTAGCAACAGGTGATGAATATGATGTTTCATTCTTAGGTTATGTTCATAGACACATCTTTCATTTCAAAGTAGGAATAGAAGTATTCCATGATGATAGAGATATCGAGTTTATTCAATTCAAGAGATGGTTAGAGAAAATGTACACAGAGAACACGTTGCAGTTAAACTTTAAATCTTGTGAAATGATCAGCGATGATTTATATGCTGAAATAAACAAAAAATATCCTAACAGAGATATTGAAATAGAAGTGAGTGAAGATGGAGAAAACGGAAGTTACGCAATCTATCATAAAGAAGAAGTTACATCAGAGGTTTAGTATGTGGGTGCTATTTGGAACAATAGGACTTCTCATGCTCGTAGGCTTTGCATGGTATATGCCAATGCCTGGTCTATACGGTGGAGATGAATTTGTGAGCGATATGTATTTGTATGGCTCTTTCTTTTTCATAGGTTTAGCAGTATTAGGATATCACGAAGACAAATGACAATATACATAGTTGATTTAGAAGCAGTAGATACAAGATACACAAAAGAGTGGAAGGAACATCTTCCTAAACAACTCCAACGTGCATCTAATCAAGCAGTGGTCACAATAAGTGGAGGCGACACTCCGCAGGCAACTACTCCTGGTGCATTCTTGAACTTTGGTGGAACTAACGTCTATAAATCAGCACAGATGGAAAAAATAGGAAAAATGTTTTGTGATGGTAAAATTAAAAATGGTGATTACTTCTTATACACAGACGCATGGAATCCAACAGTATTACAATTAAAATACATGGCTGAACTGTTAAAAGTTAAAATTAAAATAGGTGGTATGTGGCACGCCGGATCATATGATCCACAAGACTTTTTGGGAAGATTGATTGGTGATGCAGACTGGGTTAGAAATACTGAACGTGCAATGTTTGATGTATTCGATCACAATTTCTTTGCAACAAGTTTCCATATTGATATGTTTACAGAAACATTTAAAGAAACAGGAAAATATTTAGGTTTAAATCCTGGACCAAAAGAAAAAATATCTAGAGTAGGTTGGCCTATGGAATATATGGATCCAACATTAAGTTTATACAAAGACATGGAGAAGACTAACACAATATTATTTCCACACAGACTGGCTCCTGAGAAACAACCAGCAATATTCAATGATTTAAAACAGGCGATGCCACAATATAATTTTGTGACGTGTCAAGAAAAGCCTTTAACTAAAAATGAATATCATAATTTATTAGGTAGTGCAAAACTTATATTCAGTGCAAACTTGCAAGAGACATTGGGCATAAGTTGGTATGAAGGAGCATTATTAGATGTGATCCCGATGGTTCCTGATAGATTAAGTTATAGCGAAATGGCTATCCCCGAATTTGCTTATCCTAGTATATGGACTGAGGACTGGCAAAACTATTTGGCAAATAAGAAAAAGTTAATTGCTAAAATTGAAGATTACATGGAAAATTATAAAAAGTATGTTCCATTGATCTATAAACAAAAAGAAAAATTGAAAGATTCATTTTTTTCAGGAACTAAACTATATGGAGTAATATCAAATGGCTAAAAAACAAAGCGGCAGTAACACGCCTTCGAACAATTTGGCATCCAACGGAATATATGTACTAATGGATGATATCAACACAGATTCATGCAGAGACGTGATTAAATGGATTATGAATCAAAATCTTGCAGAAAATAGATTGCCACAGTTGACATTAATAATTAATTCACCTGGAGGAGATGTACACGCCGCATTTGCTCTGATAGACACAATGAAAGCAAGTACTATACCTATAAAGACTGTTGGACTTGGACTTATTGCAAGTTGTGGATTCTTATTATTCATAGCAGGTGCTAAAGGTAAAAGAATTTTAACTCCAAACACTTCAATATTATCACACCAATACAGTTGGGGCAGTGAAGGTAAAGAACACGAACTATTTGCTCGTGTTAAAGAGTTTGAACTCAGCACAAGAAGAATGATCAATCACTATAAAAAATGTATTGGTATGAGCGAGAAACAAATTAGAGAAATATTACTTCCACCGCAGGACGTTTGGTTAGATGCCAAAGACGCATTGAAACTTAAAATTGCTGATAAGGTTGAGGAGTTGTATTAATGGACAAGGAAAAGAAAGATTCCGAAAGTCCTGAAGTAACTTACACCGTACAAGGAGATACATTTGCAGGAAGTTGGGCACCTGCTTATGAAAATATGACCGTCAGTTATGATAGCAGTGATGCTGGTGATATAAATGAAATGATGAGGCAAGATGCAGGCAAAGGTTTCGAGAACATGACTTTTGAAGATTACAAAATGCCTAAACCATTTGAGGACAGTGTTCCTACTTTGCAAAAGATAGATGAGTTATGTCTAGAGTATCCCAGTTTAAAAATTGCGTATGACAAGTTTAGAAATATATGGCGTATTTGTTATAATGATTATGTTTCAAAAAATCCAGATGAGGAGAATTTTTAATGGCTGTAAACAAGCAATACTTCACCATGATACAAATTAGGAATGCGTTGGAGCAGATATCTGATAAGATGTCGAAAGATGATTGGAAGCCTGATGTAATAATGGGTATCAACAGAGGAGGTTGCATACCGGGAGTTTATCTAAGTCACAGATTAGGAATACCTCATGAAGCATTAGACGTTAGGTTGAGAGATCATAAAGCAAAACCTGACCTACGCAATTTAGAAAAAGCATATGCGTTCCAAAAGAAAATATTAATTATAGATGATATAAATGACACAGGAGAAACATTTAACTATATCAAGAAGAACTTTGGTGGAGAAGATAGAGTAAGAACTGCCGCAGTTATTCACAATACTCCTAGCAAGTTTGACAAACTTGACTATTATTGTTACGAAATAGATAAAGAAGTTTTACCTTGTTGGATAGTTTTTCCTTGGGAGGAATGGTAAGATGATAAAAGTTGATACTTTAGAACAAGCAAAAGCAGAAGGCAGAGCACCTTGGACTGACGTGGTGTATGACTTTAAAGATATGGTGTGGTACAACGATGGCTATCCTGTAGCAGAAGGTCATAGTTTGATTGTTCCTAAAGAAGCAACACAAGAAAGAATTATTAGATGTGTCGAACTTGCAATTAAGATAGGTAATGACAATATTGCAAAAGGCGTAATACAAGGTTACAACATTGGAATGAATGTTGGTGAAGCCGCAGGGCAAACAGTGATGTATCCACACGTGCATCTTATTCCAAGAAAAGATGGCGATTGTGAGAATCCTAAAGGCGGTGTAAGGAATGTTATACCAGGCAAAGGGGATTACACAAAAAATGAGTAGAACACTTTTCATTGGTGATAGTCATACAGTCGGATATCAAACTATAGAAGGTAAGGTTGGTCCAGGCAGTTATTCTTTCTGGAATGACAACAACTATTGCGAAACATATTCCAAGATACACAATAAGCCTGTCGTGATATATGCACAACCAGGAGCAGTAAACAGTCTTTACACAAATTGGTTGAAGACATCATTTGAAAAATACAATGACATAGATGAAGTATTCTTATGTCTGGCTCCTTTGAACAGAATGGTTTTAAGTTTTGATGGCAAACTAAAGCAAGAAGCAGAGCCAGTAGATCATTTTACAATAGAACATCCACAATCAAATGAAATGATTAGAAAGTTTTCTGATCAACCTATTGCTGGTGACACAGTGCAAATATTGACTAAACCTACAGCACAAGATTATCAAGACGCAAAAGGTTTTAAATTTACAAATGAAGGAGGCTTGGTAGAGCCTGATCTTAGAAAAGATTCCTATATGCAGGTAAAACTTTTTAATGAATGTAATACAACATTAGAGAAGAGAGAATTTTTGTTGAACGCATATGCTTGGGACAATATTTGTGCAGAGAACAACGCCAAGTTGTATGTATTCAATTTTAGAAGTAGAGGCATATGGCCCAACAACTTCGAATATTTTGGTAAAATTAAAACACTGAAGAGAGCGGAGAAGAGTGTGGAAGACCATCTAAATACATTAGGACTTAAAGCAGAAGATTATTTCTTAGAAGACAATGAACATTTCAATAAACAATATCACGATGTGGTTGCAAAGGAGTATCTGTCATGGCTAAAAGAATAGTATTAGCAGGAGACAGTTTTGGTTGCGAATGGCCCAATGGTGAAGGTTGGCCCTTGATGTTGGCACAACAACATGGAGTGAACAACATAGCACAGGCTGGTGTTGGTGAATACAAAATATTAAAACAACTTTGGGACCTAAGTGCCAGAGATGCATATTGGGTAAACAATTATGATTGCGTGATAGTGTGCCATACAAGTCCAAGCAGAATACACACCACAGAACATCCTGTACACAAAGAAGGATTGCATAAAGACTGTGATCTAATCTACACAGACATCATGGATAAATTTGATTGGTTCAACCCCAGATTGCGTACTGCCAAAAATTGGTTCCATCATCATTATGATGACGAGTATGCAATTGACATCTACAATATGATAAGGGCAGAAATAAAGAAATTTATTAATATACCATATTTGGCAGTAGATCATTTTGAAATATCAAATTTTTATGCCAAAGAAGATAACGTTTTGAATTTATCCTCAACTTGGCCCAAATACAAAGGCAAGGTTAACCATTATTCGGATGAAGGAAACCAAATTGTTTACAATCAAATCATTGACAAATTGGATAAAATTTGTTAATATAATAAAAAGGAGAAAACTATGTCAAGCAGGAAAATGATTTATGACGCTTTGATAGAACACGCCAAAGGTCATATCAAGAAACACGCGGCGAATGTTGAGATCTACATGGAGAAAGCAGTCGGCGTTGGTGAACATCCTGATATATTAGAAGCAATAGAAAAAGAGTTAACTGTTATTGCACAATATCATGATGAGATTGAAGTGTTAGAAAAATATATTAAGAGGGATTAATGAAAACATCAGAGAAGATTAGGCAAAGGCTTAAAGACAAAGGCATACGATTTCACAGCAATGACAACATTGCTGATTTTTTAGAAGGCGACGATCTTGTTAATTTGCAAAAGGAAGTTGAGGAATCGTTTTCAGACGTGCTAGATGCTCTAGTGATTGATACTGAAAATGATCACAACACAAAAGAAACTGCAAGACGTGTGGCAAAGATGTATATCAATGAAATATTTGCAGGGAGATTTGTAAGTCCACCTAAGGTGACTTCTTTTCCTAATATGGGATATAGAAGTTTATACACTAGCGGTCCGATTAGTGTTAAGTCTACGTGTGCTCACCATTTTCAGAACATTGTAGGAAAATGTTGGGTTGGTGTATTGCCTGAGAAGGAAGTAATAGGACTTTCTAAATTTAATAGAATAGTTCATCATATTGCAGAACGTCCACAGATACAAGAAGAGATGACAACACAGATTGCAGAAGCATTACAGAAATATGCAAAAACTCCTAACGTGGCTGTATTGATAAAAGCAGAACATCATTGCATGACACAGAGAGGTGTAAGAGAACATGAATCAGATATGACAACTGCGATATTGCTTGGTGCATTTGACACACACGCTCCATTGAAGAAAGAGTTTTATGATATCTGTTTAAGTATGAAAGGTCACAACAATTGAGTAGTAGATTAAGATACAGTGAAGCATTTTACTCCGTACAAGGAGAAGGGAAATTTGTAGGTGTCCCTTCAGTATTTTTAAGAACGTTCGGATGTAATTTTAGATGCATGAACTTTGGTATAGAAAGATATCCAAACAGAGCAGAAAAATTAAAACAAGGGATCAAGTACAATCCTGAAGTAAAACAATTATTAGATGATGGTGTGCTTGATAAAGTTGATACTTTCGAAGAACTTCCAATAGTTCACACTGGTTGCGACACTTATGCAAGTATCTATCCTGAATTTAAAAAGTATATGAAAGATCACACAATTGATGAAGTTGTTGATTATGTTTTAGGACTTACTCCACAAGGCAAGTGGACAATGGATAATGGACAAGACATACACTTTATATTAACAGGTGGAGAGCCTTTGTTAGGTTGGCAAAGATTCTATGTAGAATTATTTGAGCATCCAAGAATGCAAGATTTGAAAAACGTGACATTTGAAACTAATACAACACAACCGTTGCACAAAGATTTCGAAGACTATTTGCGTAGACAAACAAAATTCAAAGTGACATGGAGTTGTTCTCCGAAACTTTCAGTATCAGGAGAACCGTGGGAGACTGCGATCAAACCAGATATTGCAAGGTCATACTTTGATATTCCAAACAGTGATGGATATTTTAAATTTGTTGTTGCTGACTCAACTGACGTTGATGAAGTAGGCAAGGCAGTAAAAGAATATTCAGATGTTGGAATTAATGTTCCGGTATATTGTATGCCTTTAGGCGGCAGATCGGAAATGTATAATCTAAACACTCAAGGGGTAGCCAGACTAGCAATGGAAAGAGGATGGCGTTATACTCCAAGACTGCAAGTAGATATATTTGGAAATAAATGGGGAACTTAAAATGGATGTAATAAAAAAAGTAAAAGATGTATTCAAGAAGAAAGATGATGCTCCTAAGACAGAAAAGGACAAAAGACTTGAAGCACTTATGAAAGAAAAAGAAGAGGCAACAAAATCAGGCGAGGCTTGGGTGGCTGTACTAGACACCAAGATAAATGAAGACAATATAAGAAATGGTTTCTTTGAATTAGATTGGAACAATGAATTTATTGAGAAACTATTGGACGCAGGCTATAAAGGCGAAACAAATGAACAGATAGTAGATGGCTGGTTTAAAACTATTGCAAGAAATATATTGCAAGAAGAAGGCATGGACACAGACAGAGGCGCAGGTTATATTAATGTTAAAGATTTGGGCAAAGACAAATCGGAAATAAGTTAGGAGACAAAATGACGGACTCAGACGAAAAACAAAGAGGACTTGATGCAACTATGGAAAACGAAGGTAGAAGAGACCTTTCACCTATGGTGCAAATATCAATCAAAGAGTATGATAAGTTAAAAGAACGAAGTAGATATATTACAGATAAAGACTTAATTTCTATGATTGATAAGTTGGAGTTCTTTGTAAAAGAATTAAGAAAACATATAGTTAGAATAGATATTGAATAATGAACTACATTTTAGTTGATACTGCAAATACTTTCTTTAGATCCAAGTTCGCTATACAGAGCGATTTGGACAGTAAGATAGGTATGGCGTTGCATATCACCTTTAATAGCATTAGAAAAGTATGGCAAGACTTTAAAGGAGATCACGTTGTATTTTGTTTGGAAGGTAGAAGTTGGCGTAAAGACTTTTATGAGCCTTATAAAAGGAATAGAAAGAACGTTAGAGATGCCAGAACAGAGAAAGAGGTTGAAGAGGACGAAGTGTTTTGGGAAACTTTCGATAACTTCAAAGACTTCATAGACCAGAAGACTAATTGCACAGTTCTACAAAATAAGCAACTAGAAGCAGATGACTTAATTGCAGGTTGGGTACAAGCACATCCTAACGACAATCACTTTATTATAAGCACAGATGGTGACTTTGCTCAATTGATTGCTCCAAATGTTGCACAATATAATGGTGTTCAAGAGATTACAATCACACACGAAGGATACTTTGACGACAAAGGCAACAGAGTTAAAGACAAGAAAACAGGAGAAGAAAGACCTGCTCCTAATCCACAATGGTTATTATTTGAAAAATGTATGAGAGGTGATACTGCTGACAATGTGTTTTCAGCATATCCAGGTGTGCGTACAAAAGGTACGAAAACTAAAGTTGGTCTAACAGAAGCATTCGAAGATAGGAATTCAAAAGGTTATAGTTGGAATAATATGATGTTGCAACGTTGGGTAGATCATGAAGGATTCGAACATAGAGTAATAGATGATTATCAAAGAAATGTTACACTATGTGATTTGTCAGCACAGCCAGATGAAATCAAAACTATTATAAAAGAAACAGTGGGAAGTGCAGAAACTAAAGCAATAGAACAAGTAGGATTAAAACTTATTAAATTTTGTGCCAAATGGGATTTACAAAGGATCGCTGATTATCCTCAAAGTTATGCAGAACCATTAAACGCAAAATATGTTAAAGAAGAGGTAACGGCATGACAAACAAACTATACGCAAAGCCTATATTAGAAAATAGATTCTGGATACTAGAATCGGACGGTAAGAAAGTTGGAACTATATGTAAACAAGAAGACAGACGTTTTATGTTTAGTTGTGAATCAGGAACAAGAATATTTGACAACGTGGACGCACTCCAAAAAAGTTTTACAGGTGATTGGATGTGGGGTACAAGTTTATCAGCACCAGGACCTGTTGAGTCAGAGAAAAATGATGTTTATGATTACCCTAGCAAGTTCGTTCCTTACAACATGGTATTTGATGTAAAACGTAAACTGCCACTGTTTAACAAAAGTAAAAAATCCAAAAGCCTGTATTGTGCAGGTTATTACATAATCAAATTTGAAAAAGGATGGGTTAGAAGTTACTGTCCTAAATTACTTACACTGGAAAGGTATCCATTCAAAGGACCATTTAGAACTATTTTAGAAATGAAAACGGAGTTGGCAAATGCAAACAAAAGAACCACTTAACACCGCAAGTTTACAAAGATTCATCGAGCAAGTTAAAGGTGCTGACATGGGTAATCAAAAAGAAGTGCGTATAGACATCAATACAGCCAAGCATATCACATATACCCTAGCCACAGTACTGGCCCGTCTAGCGGGGGATTATGAGGCTTTAATGGCCCATAATAATACCGCAGAAGCAAAGAAAGATGAAACTGTAAACGTTCAAGTAGACGGCGGTAAACTATAACACATCCATAAATTCGATAAATACTCATATATTTGCAAAATTATGAGTCGACCTAAACCAACAGTACTTTTAGAGTACACAAATAAGAAAGACTACAAGTCTGAGCAGATCCTA